TCAGGCGAGAAGATTCCTAAAGGCGCATTGTCTAGCGACACAAGTGGTGAGCGTCGTATGCCCATCATGGGCGGAGTCGGTATGGGGAAGGCCGATGGTATTGGAAGCCGTGAAGCTAGTCACATGGGCCATCACGATGGTCGTATGGGCGAAATGAAGGGCATGGTAACTGAGAAGTCAGTCTATGACCACAAGCGCTACGAACACGACCAAGACGGTATGTAAAAAGCGAAACCCATCTAAGTGAGCATACCTAGATGGGCTTCTAATCAAGAAAGTAAGAGGGTACTTCCATGACTGAAAGAGATTGTAAATCATGCAATCATTTTTATGGCAAAGATTTAGGTGTTTGTAGACGGTATCCTGTCTACCAAATGCGCCATGAAAATGAAGTGTGTGGAGAGTTTGCAAAGAGAGCAGTTGCCAAGCCTTTGCCCGATTCGAGTGAGTCGGGTGTTTTTTCGCACATGGAACGTCAATTGATTGAATTGCCGGTCTTGGAAAACCCTCCAAAGCGTAGAGGAAGGCCAAAGAAATGATTAAACCACTCAGAGATAAGATTATTGTCAGGCCCGAAAGACGCATAAAGTCTGACTTATGGATACAGACCGCAGAAGCGGACACCGTTGGGTATGTTTTAGCGGTTGGCGATGAAGCTTCCGAAGAAGGCTTAAAAGTCGGTGACAAGATTTACTTTGGTACATTAGCCAAAGAATACAAAGACGAATACTTAAAGTTTACAGATTTGAAAGACGGTGATGAACGCATCATTGTTATGTCATGGCAAGACGTTTGCTTTGTGGAGGAAGTATGAAAGAATTGATTGAAAAGCGCATTCAGGACCTTTTAGTAAAAGGGAAAGAATTAGAGCAACAGTTACAACAAGTAAACGGTGCTTTACAACAATGCCAATGGACCTTAACTGAACTTGAAAAGGGAGAAGAAGATGCCTCTAAGTAAAGGAACTTCAGACAAATCACGTCAAAAAAACATCAAAAAAGAGATTGAGGTTGGTAAGCCAATTAAGCAGGCGGTAGCGATTGGCTATGCCAAACAACGTGAGAACATTGCTAAAAAGGGTGGCAAAGCAGAAGCCAAAAAGAAATGAAAAAGCACGACAAGCCCATTCCGCATAAAACGACAGGAAAAGACAAAACGTACAATCCTACCGAAAAAGGTGCAGGAATGACGGCTAAAGGTCGTGCTGAATACAATGCCAAGAATGGAAGCAATTTAAAGCCACCTGCTCCTAATCCAAAGACAGAAAAAGACAAAGGTCGCAAGGCCAGTTTCTGTGCAAGGATGGAGGGAGTTGTTAAGAACGCTAAAGGTCCTGCTGAAAGGGCCAAAGCATCACTAAAGAATTGGAATTGCTAACGCATAACAAAATGATCCAAATCAAGGAAAAGCTAGTATCAGAGCTAATTCCTTATGTAAAAAATAGCAGAACGCATTCTGACGAACAGGTTGCTCAAATCGCTGCAAGCATAAAGGAATTTGGCTGGACTAACCCAATACTAATTGATGGCGAAAACGGCATCATAGCGGGTCATGGACGGCTATTGGCTGCTCGAAAGCTCAAGTACGATAAAGTACCCACAATTGAGCTAAAAGATCTTACAGAGACGCAGAAAAAGGCTTACATCATTGCCGACAATAAACTGGCGTTAAATGCTGGTTGGGACAATGAATTGTTAACCATTGAGCTAAATGAGCTATTGGCTGATGGTTTTGCATTGGACATTCTTGGCTTTGACATTAACGAACTAAACGCTTTGATGCAACCTGAAATTGTTGAAGGCTTAACAGATGAAGATGCAGTTCCTGAGATACCTGAAGAGCCAAAGACTAGGCTTGGTGACATTTACCAGCTTGGGAATCACAGGTTAATGTGTGGGGATAGTACTAGCATTGATGCAGTAGATAAATTAATGGATGGGCAAAAAGCAGATTTAGTTTTAACAGACCCACCCTATTCAATTGAAACTCAAGGTGGTTTTAAGGGAGAAATAGGCAAAAGTTTAAAAAAGCAAGCAAATTCAATAGAGTTTATTGCCAATTTTGAGCCAACAGAGTTTTTAAATACTTTGCCATTAGTATTTAATAATAATAAATTTAATGCTTACATATTTTGTAATAAAGATTTATTGCCAGACTATTTAATTTGGGCAAAAGACAACAAAATATCTTTTAATGTATTGATTTGGAAAAAGCCTACTGCTATTCCAATTGGAGACAGTCATAGACCAGACATTGAATATTTATTGTTGTTTAGAAAGTCTGCAATTTGGAATAATGGCATTAAAGGCGTTAATTATTCAAGATGTTTAGAATATGGACGTGAAAAAGGTTTACATCCAACAATGAAGCCTGTTGAATTATTGGAAAACGAAATATATATTTCATCAAATGCAAAAAGTATTGTTTTAGATTTTTTTGGTGGAAGCGGCAGCACATTAATTGCTTGCGAGAAATCTAACAGAAATGCTAGATTAATGGAACTTGACCCAAAATTTTGCGATGTTATAGTAAAGCGATGGGAAGACTTTACTGGAAAGAAAGCATTATTGATGACAGAAGTAATGCAAAATGCTTAAATATTAACGAGTTCCCCTTAATAAAAATGCCAGTCATACCTCAAGAGCCTCATGTGCCAACTGATGAAAATCGTAAACTAGTCGAAAGCACTAGTGGATTAGGCTTGCCTCACGAGCAGATAGCTATTCTTGTGGGAATTGATGATAAGACTCTACGCAAGTATTACAGGGCAGAGTTAGATTTAGGCAAGGCCAAGGCTAATGGTCAGATTGCCAAAACATTGTTCAGTAAAGCTATTTCAGGTGATACAACTTCTTTGATTTGGTGGACAAAAGCCCAAATGCGTTGGTCTGAGACAGTTAAGCAAGAGTTAACAGGTGAAGACGGAGTGGCATTGATTCCTAGCATTCAAGTGTCATTTGTTAAGCCTCAAAGTGTTGGTGAAACGGATTAGCCCCGTGGATGGGTTTCATAGAAGTGTTGTCCTGTCCAACCCTGCTTCATGGGAGCACCAACAATGAATATTCAAGAAATTATAAATAAGGTTGAGTTTCCTGAAAAGCTAAAGTGCTTATTTAACCCTGAATCCATTCGATATCGTGTGTTGTTTGGCGGTAGAGGAGGTGCAAAATCTTGGGGTGTCGCACGTGCTTTGCTAATTAAATGTTTGCAAAAGCCTTTAAGGATTCTTTGCGCCAGGGAGTTTCAGACTTCCATTAAGGATTCAGTCCATAAACTGTTAAGCGACCAAATCTATGCAATGGGTTTGGAATCTTTTTATGACATTACTCAAAACCAAATCAGAGGCAAAAACGGCTCTGAGTTTAATTTTGTTGGCTTAAAAAACAACGTAGCAAATGTTAAGTCTTATGAGGGTGTGGATATTTGTTGGACCGAAGAGGCGCAAACAATTAGCCGTAACTCCTGGAACGTCTTAATCCCAACCATTCGTAAAGAAGGCTCTGAAATATGGATAACCTTTAATCCTGAGTTAGAGACGGATGAGACATACCAACGTTTCGTAGCCAATCCGCCTGAGAACTCGGTAGTTGTTAAGATTAACTACTACGACAATCCTTGGTTTCCTGAGACTTTGCGCTTGGAGATGGAAAGCCTAAAAAACCGTGATCCAATGGCTTATAGGACGGTTTGGGAAGGAATGTGTCGCATGACTGTCGATGGCGCTATCTTTGCCCGAGAGGTCCAAGAAGCCGAGTTTGACGGTCGCATAACCAAAGTGCCGTACGACTTTACCAAGCCAGTTCATGCCGTCTTTGACTTGGGATGGTCCGATGCTACTGCGGTGTGGATGCTTCAGTTTATTGGCATGGAGACACGGTTAATCCGCTACTTTGAGACTAGCCAAGAAACGATCACGTCAATCCTGTCCAAGATGCAAGGCTTTGGCTACGTTTACGATACGCTATGGTTGCCACATGATGCCCATAACAAGACTTTGGCATCGCAAGGGCGGTCAATTGAGGAAATTGTCAGGTCATCAGGGTATAAAACTAGGGTTTTGGAGCGTGTGCCGATAGTGGATTCTATTAACGCTGCTAGGACAATTTTCAAGAACTGTTATTTTGATAGAGAAAATTGTATGGAAGGGTTACAATGTTTAAGACATTATCGTTATGAGGTTGATCCAAACACAAACCAATTTAGCAAAACACCGCTTCATGACAACTATTCTCATGGGGCTGATGCGTTCAGATATATTGGATTGATGGTGAATGAGCCAAAGCAACGTAGAAAGTCCTCCAACAATTACCAGTACGGTAGCCAACATTCATGGATGAGTTAAATGGAAGATTCACAACTTAGCGACTACGATCCTAGAATTGACGAAGCCAAGAAGTTTCTGCGTATGGCTAATGACGCAGATACCATGAATCGTCAGGAAGCCCTAGAAGACCTTAAATTCGTGGGTGGTGACCAATGGCCTATCGAGCTACAAAATAGCCGTAATCTTGAATCTAGGCCTGTTCTGACCATCAATAAGCTCGATGGTTATTGCCGTCAAGTTGTAAATCAAATCAGACAACAAAGACCAAGACCCAAAGTTCACGGCATGAACTCAGATGCTGATGAAAAGACCGCAGAGGTCATTCAAGGCATCATTAGGCACATTGAGGCCAATTCCAATGCTGATGACGCATACGACCAAGCGGTTGATTATGCGGTGCGTATGGGATGGGGTTATATGCGCTTGCGTACAGACTATGTGTCTGAAGACTCATTTGACCAAGAAATTTACATTGAGCCTGTTGACAACCCATTTACGGTTTATTACGACATCAATTCCGTAGCAGTTGACGGTTCAGACGCAGAGCGTTGCCTAGTCACAACGATGATGTCCAAAGA